AGAAGCAAGAACATTAAATAAAAACATTTTTGAATCTATCTACTTCGCGGCTATTACTGAAAGTATGGAGTTGTGTAAGACAGGTGGTAGAGAACCATACAAACATTTCAAAGGTTCACCAATGTCAAAAGGTATTTTCCAATTTGATATGTGGGGATTAAATGAGTCTGACTTATTCTTAGATTGGGAATCTTTAAAAGAGGATGTTAAACAATATGGGGTATGTAACTCATTGTTTACTGCACAAATGCCTGTGGCGTCATCTGCTAAGATTACAGGGTCATTTGAAATGACTGAACCCGCACACTCAGCTTTATTCAATAGAAGAGTTGTTGGTGGTGAGATTATGATTGTTAACAAGTATTTGATTAACGATTTTGAAAAACTTGGTATTTGGAGTGAAGAGTTGAAAAACGAAATCATCATGAACGAAGGTTCAATCCAAAACATTAACTTTAATAATCACCTTGACGCTGAAGATAAAAACTATACTAAGAAAGTTAAAAGAACCGAACATTTGATTTCTAAGTACAAAACAATTTGGGAGATTTCACAAAGAGAGCTTATTGATATGGCGGCAGATAGAGCACCATTCATTGACCAATCACAATCAATGAACATCTATATGGCAAATCCAACATTATCAAAGATTACTTCATCTCACTTCCATTCGTGGGAGAAAGGTTTAAAAACTTTATGTTATTATGTAAGAACTAAGGCAATTTCAACAGGAGCAAAACACTTGGCAGTTGACGTTTCAAAAATACAACAACCAAGAGCTAAAGTTGAAATACCAAAAGTTGAAATAACAAATTTAACAAACAAACCTGAGGATAGTCCTTTTGAATGTTTTGGATGTAGTTCCTAATTTTAAAATCCCGATACAATCGGGATTTTTCATTTTTAAGCTATTTAAAGAAAAATAGATAGTATTATATTTATAGGTATGGCAAATGGTGTAACATATGGTTTAAATTTTCCCTTTAGAGATTCTAGACGAGGGGATTATTTAGAATTAACAGAGCTTCAATCACAGGAAATTAAGGCGGACTTAATTCATTTGTTATTGACTAGAAAAGGTTCAAGATATTTTTTACCAGAATTTGGTACTAGATTATATGAATTTTTGTTTGAACCATTTGACGGATTAACATTTAATGCGATTGAATCTGACATTAGGGATGCTATTGAAAACTTTATGCCAAATCTATTGGTTAACAGTTTAAGTATTACACCAGCAGACCCACAAGAAGAATTGGACATTGCGACAGGGCAAAACTCAGTTGGTACTAGTGAATCATCAATATATAGGTTCCCTGGTAAAGGAACATCAGAGTATACTGCAAAAATAAGAATAGATTATTCAACCAATGGTTCAACATTTGGTCAGAGTGATTTTGTTATTATTAATATTTAAATAAGATGGCAAACAATAGAATATCATATGCAAGTAGAGATTATCAGTCAATAAGAACTGAACTCCTAAATTACACAAAAACTTATTATCCTGATTTGATTCAGGATTTTAATGACGCATCAGTATTCTCGGTATTCCTTGATTTGAACGCTGCGGTTGCGGACAATTTACACTATAATATAGATAGAAGTATCCAAGAAACCGTATTACAATACGCCCAACAAAGGTCTTCAATTTATAACATAGCAAGAACATATGGGTTAAAATTGCCAGGTCAAAGACCATCAGTATCGTTAGTTGATTTCTCAATTACAGTTCCCGCATTTGGAGATAAGGAAGATGAAAGATATCTTGGAATATTAGCGAGAGGGTCTCAAGTTGTTGGTGCTGGTATAGTATTTGAAAATGTTTATGACATTGACTTTGCTTCACCATATAATGCTCAAGGATTTCCAAATAGATTAAAGATTCCAAATTTTAATGCAAACAACGTATTGATTAATTACACCATAACAAAAAGAGAACTTGTTGTTAATGGTATAACCAAGGTTTTCAAAAAAGTTATTGCGGCGAATGATGTTAAACCATTCTTTGAATTATTTCTACCTGAAAAGAATGTGTTAGGTATTACAAGTGTGTTATTAAAAAATGGTACCAACTATACAAATACTCCAACAACTGCAGAGTTCTTAGGTTTAGATAATAGATGGTATGAAGTAGATGCGTTGGCGGAAGATAGAGTGTTTGTTGAAGACCCTACAAAAGTATCTGACCAACCTGGTATTAAAGTTGGTAGGTATATTCAAACTCAAGATAGATTTATTACTGAATACACGCCTGAAGGTTTTAAAAAGATGACATTTGGTGGAGGTACCAATACAGCTCAAGACCAATTAAATCAATTTACAACATTAGGCGCTACGTTAGACTTACAAAGATATAGTAATAACCTTTCATTAGGTGCCACATTAACTCCAAACTCAACTTTATTTATACAATATAGAGTCGGTGGTGGTTTAGCCACAAACTTAGGTACGAATGTTATTAATGCTTTAGGTACGGTTTCATTCTTTGTTAACGGACCTTCAGAGACAACAAACTCATCAGTAGTTAACTCGTTAAGATGTGTTAATGTAACTGCGGCAGTTGGTGGAGCGGGTATTCCTTCATTAGAAGAAATTAGAAACTACGTATCATTTAACTTTGCAGCACAAAAAAGAGCGGTTACCGTTCAAGATTATGAATCGTTAATTAGAAATATGCCAGCTCAATTTGGAGCACCAGCGAAAGTATCTATTACCGAAAATGATAATAAGATATTAATTCAAATATTATCTTATGATACCTCAGGTAAATTAACTAATATTGTTTCAAATACTTTAAGACAGAACATTGCAACTTATTTATCAAACTATAGAATGATGAATGATTACATTTCTATTTTCAGTGCGGAAGTAATTGATTTGAGTATGGATATTTCTATTGTTTTAGATTCTGCTCAAAATTCAGGTCAAGTAATTTCAAGTGTTGTTGATAAAATATCTGCATACCTTAATCCTCAAACAAGACAATTAGGTCAAAATGTTTATCTATCCGAAGTTAGAAGTTTAATTCAAAATACAAATGGAGTACTAACAGTTGCAAATATTGACGTATTCAATGAAGTTGGAGGACAATATTCTTCAGCTGAAACATCTATGGAGTACGCAAATGTTGAGACGAAATTAATTTTACCTGTTGATGATACAATTTTTGCCCAACCATCACAAGTATACCAAATTAGATACCCAAATAAGGACATCAGAGTTTCAGTTAAGAATTTCCAATCTGTAACTTTTTCATAACACGTTTATTTTATCTTTATTTAGTTTATTATTTAGTTGTGTGGACTCTTTAAAAATTCCACATAAACTATTTATAAATTAAAGTAACTTGATGGGTCAATCATATAGAATAAGAACTGAGTTGGGTATTAGTAAATCTATTAATGTCCAGTTAGACCAAGAGTTTGAATTTTTAGAGATTTTATCGCTAAAACTTCAACAAGAGGATGTTTATGCAAAAAGTTGTGCGAATTACGGTGTTGTTGTTGGTAGAGTAACCGCAAATAATGGATTTGGTGTTCCTAACGCTAGAGTATCTGTCTTCATACCAATTGAATCTGTTGATGAATCTAATCCGATAATTTCAAGTATATATCCATACAAATCACCAAATGATAAAAATGAAGATGGATATAGATATAATCTACTTCCTTACGAAAAATCATACTCAACACATGCCGCCACAGGTACATTACCAACAAGATTAGATAGTTTAACAGGTAGTACCGCAGTTGAAATCTACGACAAGTATTATAAATTTACATCAAAGACAAATGAAAGTGGGGACTACATGATAATGGGAGTACCTCAAGGACAACAATCTATTGTTATGGATGTTGATTTGTCTGATATTGGTGAATTTTCTTTAACACCTCAAGATTTAATTAGGATGGGTCTTGCGACCGATGCTCAAGTTGCGGGTAATAGATTTAGAACTTCAGCTGATTTGAATTCATTACCACAAATAATTAATGTGGTTAAATTTATAGAAGTTTCACCACTTTGGGGTGACCCTGAATTGTGCACTATTGCAATTAACAGACTTGATTTTGATTTAAGAGATGATGCCAATGTTGATATTCAACCAACTTCAACATTTATGGGTTCTATATATAGTACTCCTGATAAAATGAGAATTAGACCCAATTCTAGACCTAAAGATAATTTTGGTAATATGTGTGGGTTAGTTGCTGGTCCAGGACAAATATTGGCAATAAGACAAACTATTGACCAAGATGAAGATGGAAATCCTGTATTGGAACAATATCAGTTAGAACAGGCTGGTAATATTATTGACGGTAGTGGTGTTTGGTTAACCGAATTACCAATGAATTTAGATTATTTTATCACAAATGAATTTGGTGAAAAAGTAATTTCATATGACCCAACTGTTGGTATTCCAACTAAAGCCAAGTATAGATTTAAGATTAAATGGCAACAACCTCCAACATTAAGTGACCAAACAAGAAGACCATATTTTTTGGTTCCAAATATTAAAGAGTATGGTTGGTCAAATCCTGATACTGACCCATTAACTTTAACAGGGAATCCTAATAAAAAATTGGCTAGTTCGTATTATTTTGGATTAGCGTGGAGTGGTTATACAAATGGATTTAGTAAAACTTCTGGTAATGAATATTATGATAGACTTAATGAAGTTATTGATTGTGAAGATACTTTTTATGAATTTAATTTTAATAAAGTTTACACAGTTTCACAATTAATTGATGAATTTAAAAAGGGGGGAAGGTCTAGATTTGTAGGAATCAAAGAAATTGATAGTGATGATTGTGAGTCAACTATAAATAAATTTCCTGTAAATGAAGGATTTAGAAATTTTGATTTATTATATTTTATTTTTTCATTCTTATTTCAAATAATTCAGTTAATAGGTATACCACTTATTATTGCAATTCGTATTGCTTTATTTATAATTTTTATTGTAAGGTCAGCTCTTTGTGGGATTTGTGGTTTTTATTTAGGATGGCCATTTAAGACATATCCGTTTGGGTTTATATGTAGAGGGTTAGGTATTGATTGTAGTAAGGACCCGAATACGCAAATGAAATTAACCATGTTAACTTATCCTGATTGTGATGCCTGTGAATGTGATGTAGAGGTGTCAGAAACAAAGGCACCACCACCACTTAATCAACCAACTAAATTAGTACAACCAACAGGTAGTTTAACGTATTTTTCATATCCATTAAATTATAATACTGAATTCCAATATTTTTATGAAAATGCTTTATTTGCATCAAATGAAATTGATATCTATGTTCAAATTAGTTCTGAAGCTCTTTCTGGATTGAACAATTATGCTTTAATTAATGACCCAACAAAATATAAATTGCCTATTTCTAATCTACTCAATTTACCAGGTGGTGGTGATGTTGCTGCGTCATCAAAAGACCTACCTTTGGGTGAGAGGGTAAATTTATTTAATCAACGAAGTAGTTACTTTTCGGGTTTAAATAGGATTAAAGTTACTTTTGCGTCAAGTTCAAACACAGGTAAATTTCACTACGATAATACAATAACAGTATTAGCCTCAAGCGGTGGTAATCAAACTTATAACCCAGGTGATTTGTTAACATTTGTTAATCCAAGCACTAGTGATGATAAAAATTTTTTATTTAGTGCGTCTACATCAGATGGAGAAATATTTGGTATTAGTGGTACATCTTATCACTCAGGACCCGCAACAATAAGTGTTAATTATTGTGACCCATCATCACCAACAACTATCGCTCCTTCAGTAAGTTATAGTTTACCATCTGGGTCAACAACTACTAATTATATATACCCATCAGACGTTGAGTATTATCAAGTAGTTACCGCAATCACTGTTTCTCAAGCAATCTCATTATGGAATACGGGGTTAACACAAACATTTCCAAACATTTTAAATTCACCGACTAAGTTTAATACTTGGCGTCAATCAGGACTATTTTCGGCTACTGTGACAAGACAACTTTCTGGTACAACAGTAAATCCATTACAATTCTATGATAACTACACTGATGAGATTATATTGATATTACAAAGAGGTGTTGACCCATATTCACCAAAATACACGAACAAATATG